GCAAAGGCTGCTCTCACTGCAACAAAGGCCATAAGTAATGGCTACCAAGAAGCCTGCCAAGGGCAAGGCTAAGGTAAAGGTAACAGCCTCCGGTAAGAAAGTAAGCTACGGCCAAGCTGGTAAAGCTAAGGACGGAAGCAAGCGAGTACAGCCGGGGACTTCTAAGGGTGACAGCTACTGCGCCCGCTCAGCAGGGATCAAGAAAGGTCTAAGCGCTGAGAAGAAGAACGACCCCAACACCCCGAACAACCTAAGCCGAAAGCGATGGAAGTGCAAGGGAACTAAAAGCACTAAGTAAATACACAGCGACCTCAAGGAGACAATCGCATGGTAGACCAGAAGAAGTTCGACGAGCTAGTCGAGAGTACAACTAACTATCTCCAGCAGCTGCTCAACAGAGTAGGTGCATTGGAAAAAGAAGTTAAAGAACTTAAAGCAAAGAAGACTATCTCAAGGAGTGCTAAGAATGACTGAAGACGATAAGAAGTTTTTTGAAGATGCGCGGGACTTGTTCTTGACTACTGGCTGGGCTAACTTTAAAGCCGAGCTTGAGGTTGCGATCAATCAAATACACGTAGCGAACTGTGAAGACGAGAAGGATTCTGGATGGCTAAGGGCCGTTTCGAGATCCTGTCGCAGCTGTTAGGCTACGAGAACGCTGTTGCAGCAGCTGAAGGCTTCCAACGAGGAGGTGGATGATGCGTCGGATCTATGACGTACGCTGTACCAAGTGTAACGAAATCACTGAGGTGTTTGGCAGAGCGGAAGATGATTTCCGGTGTGGAGCCTGTTCTGCTCCTGCTAAGACCATAGTGTCTCCTGTGAAGTGCAAGCTTGAAGGTGTCTCTGGGGACTTCCCCGGTGCTGCATTCAAGTGGAAGCGCGACCACGAACGGAGAGCACAGAAGGGATAACCATGCAGCAGCATGACCCCTTACCCCTATATCTGATAACCCTTTAAGGGCCGGAGTTTAATAATGGCTACATTGATAGATACCGATGGTGAGATAATCGCAGAGACAAGCAACCTTACTGAAGACGATGCAGTAACAGAGGAAGAGTTGGAACAGCCGGTCGCTCCGGAAGAGTACAACGAAGAACCTGAGACTGAGGAACCTGAAGAAGAAGCCCTCCCCGATAAGTACCAAGGTAAGTCTGCATCCGACATTGCACGAATGCACCAAGAGTTGGAAAAGCGTTTAGGTCAACAGTCGTCTGAAGTAGGTGAGCTACGGCAAGCCTTCGATGAGATGGTTAAGAACAGCATGACCGCGCAGCAGGCTCCAACACCGGAAGTAACGGAGATCGACGATGTTGACTTCTTTGCTGATCCGAAAGCAGCTGTGAATGCAGCGATCGCCAACAACCCCGTACTGAAGCAAATGCAGGAAGCTACTGTAGCTGCTCAGAAGGAGAAGGCGCTCGTCGCTATTCAAGCTAAACACGCTGACATGAAGGAAGTCCTAGGCTCTGAGTCGTTCCAGACTTGGGTTAAGGGCAGCCAGTTCCGTCAGAACCTATTTGCTCAAGCGGATCAGAACTATGATTTCGCAGCAGCAGATGAACTGTTGACACTCTACAAAGACACGCAGGGCGTCGTCAAGAGTCAAGCAGCAGTTGAGAAGGTCGCAAAGAAGGCTGAGATCAAGCGAGCCTCCACTGGCACGTCACGCTCTAACCCCGAGGGTCAATCGACTCGTAAGGTGTATAGACGCCGTGACATTATTGAACTAATGAACCGTGACCCGAAACGATATGAGGCTATGCAGCCTGAGATAATGAAAGCATACTCAGGAGGGGAGGGTTAAATAAACCTTAAAGGAATATCACCATGGCACTTGGATCTAACCACGTAACAAACACTACCGCAGCTACTTTCATCCCAGAGATCTGGAGTGACGAGATCATTGCTAGCTACGAGAAGTCTCTCGTTGTTAAGCCTCTCGTTCGCGCTATGTCTATGGTAGGCAAGAAGGGCGATACTATCCGTATCCCTAAGCCTGATCGTGGATCTGCTTCTGCCAAGGGTGTTGAGACTCAGGTAACTTTGATCGCTGGCACCACTGGCGAGCTGGTTATCTCTGTAGATCAGCACTTTCGAATACTCACGTATGATTGAAGACATCACTGACGTACAAGCTCTTAACAGCCTCCGGTCTTTCTACACGACTGACGCTGGTTACGCTCTTGCTACTCAGGTTGACACTGCTCTTATCGCTGAAGCCAACTCTGGTTTCACTGCTAAGAAGTCATTCGTATCTGGCGGAATCGCTGACGAGTCTGGCGCAACCACTACTGCTTTCAACGACGAAGGCTTACGTGCTGCTATCCAGATCCTTGACGACAACGACGTACCCGGCGACAGCCGTGTATTAGTAATCCCACCTGCTGTTAAGATGGCAATGCTGGGCGTTTCTAACTACATCTCTAGCGACTTCGTTGCTGGCAGCCCTGTAGTAAACGGTAAGCTGGGCAGCATCTACGGTGTTGACCTGTACGTTTCTACTAACCTTACTGGTAACTCTGGTGAGAAGAACTGTTTGTTAATGCACAAAGATGCATTGGTATTCGCTGAGCAGCTGGGTGTTCGTACTCAGACTCAGTACAAGCAAGAGTTCTTGGCTGACCTGATGACTGCCGATACTATCTACGGCCTCGAGACTTACCGTCCTGAGTCTGGTGTAACTATCGCAGCTACAGTCTAAGCTAAACCCTAGCGGCCCTTCGGGGTCGCTTCTTTCTGTCTGTCCTTTGCCCACAGAGGGCATACACAAAGAATCCAATCGGAGCACATAATGAGTATAACATATACACCTACTACTAACTTCGGCTCTAAGGACGTCCTGCCCTGCCAACGACCCCAACAAGGTTATTGTCGGAGCTGAGTTCACTTCGGAGTTCAATGCAATCCAAGCAGCATTCGCATTAGCTGCTCCTACTTCTAACCCTACATTCTCAGGTACAGCTACGTACAACAACCTCACTGTATCTGGTAGCTTCACCAGCAGAGGTATTGATGACAACGCTGATGCTACGGCTATCACGATTGATGCTAATGAGAACGTGGGTATTGGCACAGATGCCCCCGCCGCCATGCTTGAAGTGAAGGGCAGTGACACTAGCGCACGATTCAGAGGTGTTGGAAGCCAACTGATTAACCTTGACTTTAGTGATAGTCCAAGCACTGCTACTATGGATGTGCGAAACGCCGCAACGTTTAACATTTCTAAGCAAGGCATACCCTCTCTCAGCATTGACCAAGAAAGAAACGTGGGCATTGGTACCGCAACTCCTGTTGGCACTAATAACTACGGCGGCCTCACGCTAAACGGTGCTTCTGGCGGGGCGCTATCATTCACTGACGATGACGTACTTGTGGGTAACTTACTATCGTCTGGGAGTGATATGTATTTCGGGACAGGTGGAGACACTGTGTTCCGTAACGGCGGCTATACAGGCTCTGACGAAGCCATGCGTATTGACTCCTCAGGGAACGTGGGCATTGGTGAGGTAGCTCCGAGTGAGTTCCTGCATATTTCAGGTGCTGCTCCTGCTATTAGATTAGACAACTCCTCTGGTACGACCGACTGGCTTATGCAGAATGTATCCGACTCAATGCGCTGGGTGTCTGTACCTAGTGGGGGCGGTTCGTCAGTAGAGCGTATGCGTATCGCCTCCGATGGAAACGTGGGCATTGGCTCCACAAACCCACTAAGTCCCTTGACGGTGAACTCGAGTGTCTCCTCGCAGGTACGTTTGGAGCGATCTTCCAACGCTGTTGGTGTTTCAATGTCAGCGATAGCATCAGGCGGTTGGGGTCTATATGACTTCGTTCGAGATGACTATGACATGTTCATGAAGAATGGGAACGTGGGCATTGGTACGACTACCCCAGTAGATCAACTCGATGTGAAGGCTTCAGGCGACGACGAAAGGCTTGTGCGTATTAGTCATCCTTCTACGCCTACAGCGGCAGCAGGATACTTTGGATTTACCGACACGGGGTCAGGTGCCAACACAGGAGTCGCCCTCGGGGTTCAATACGCTGGAGACTACTTCAACGCTATCACTGTTGATAGAGAAACCCGTAGGGTTGGTATTGGCTCCACTTCTCCTCAACATTCCTTAGACATAAACACCGGTGCTACAACTAGGGTTAAGACAGGCGACGGAACGCGATCACTTATATGTGGTGTCTGGAGTTCTCAACCAAGGATACAAGCCACCGGAGCTGATCTGGACATAACGACTATCGGCGCAAACGCTATCAATCTGGTAACAAACGGCGCCGATCGTATGCACGTCAGCTCCTCAGGAAACGTGGGCGTTTCTACTACAAGTCCTGCTGCTTTACTCGACGTAAATGCAACAGCGCAGGCACCTAGTCCTAGCACGTTTAATGGTATGCTAGTTGGACAAGAAAGCGGAACTATGGCTGTGGGTAGTGGCGTTGGCCTTGGCTTCAAGATGCGAAATTCGTCTGGAGGTAATGTTGGGGGAAACAGTGTAGGTGCAGCTATCTACGGTGTTCAAGCGACAGCTGGAGTAAACCAAGGTGAGCTAGCCTTCCATACCCGACAGGACAACGTAAGCCTAGACGAGCGTATGCGTATCGATGCCTCAGGAAACGTGCTGGTTGGTGCTACTACGGCGATAGGCGGTGCGGCAGCTTCCCGAGTGCAGATAACGCATTCACAAACACAAAACGCCCTGACCATTAAGAACGCAGGTAACAGTAGATATTACTTCCACTCAGTAGAAACATTGTCAGGCGACTACGCCATATTGAACGACGCAACGGTTGGCGTTAAGCTGTCCTATGGTGCTAGTGCTTGGTCGGCATTCTCTGATGAGAACCTAAAGGAAAACATCAGCGACGTAGGCCCCGTACTCGACACCATTAAGGACTTCCAATGTGTCAACTACAGCCTTAAATCTACTGAGTCTGAAGCTGCTGACAAGGTTGGCTTCATCGCCCAAGACTGGGAGCACACGTTCCCTAATGTCGTTAGTAAGGATGAGGAAGGTACTCTGTCTATGAAGTACACGGAGACCATTCCTGTACTGCTGAAGGCTATCCAAGAGCTGACAGCTAAGGTGGAGGCGCTAGAGAATGCCTAAGTATAACGAAAGGGTAGTCACTACTTCGGTAGACATGACCCACTACGAGTACGCTCATAGAGTAGAGCTACTACATCCACTCAACGGAGCACCCAAGGTGGTGTTCCATACGAGCTGGGTCGAAGTGGATTCAGAAGGCAATGAAGAACTCAAGGAGTACAGTCGTACACTTCAGGAGACTTATGTTTCCAATGAGGTGTTCGATGTTGTCCATCCCGACACTGGTGAAGTTGTAGGTCAAGCTGACTACGACACACTACTGGGATTGATCTACTCCTTGTTCTTCCACACAGCAGCTAAGGAGGATTCAGATGTCAACGTGGACTAGAAACAAAGACTGGATGCTCGCACAGGAGAAGGCTGGTAAAGCTACAGCTGGACACAAGGCATGGCTAGCCAAGTGGAGGGCAGCAGGATCGCCTAGCACTCAGGCAGGTATGACGGCTAAGCCTAAGCCTGCTCCAGCTAAGCCTAAGCCTGCTCCAGCTAAGCCTAAGCCTGCTCCAGCTAAGCCTAAGCCTAAGCCCACTGCAGGTAAGGATGTTGTAGGTGCCGATGGTCTTACTAATGCAGAGCGCTACAAGAAGCGTCAGCAGGAGAAGGCAGCTAAGGCAGCAGCTGAGAAGGCTAGGATCGCTAAGATTGATAAGGATCGACCAGAGGGTGTATCTCGCTACTTGTGGGAGAAAGTCCTGAAGGGAGACTCTAACTTCAACAAAGCTCTAGTCTCTAAGAACCCTGAGATCAGTGACGCTATCGCAGCAGCTGGACATGGGGATTGGGTCAAGGCTATCCACGAGCAGTCGATGGATCAAGCCGCCAACCACTACATGGGTAACGGTGCTAGTGCAGCAGATGCCTTTGAGACAGCTCAGAACAGCTGGTACAATAAGAACCATGGTAAGTATGTCAACGAAACTGTAGTCAATGCAGGGAACGACAGCCTAGGATTCGGAGGCAGCACAGGTGCTCCGTCGAACCCTGAGTATGTAGCTCCTGAGCCACCACCACCCCCTGTCGTTGAGACTCCTGCTACTGGCGGCAACCCCGGCGGTATGTTCGGCAATCTAGTTGGTGCGGTCAATGACACGAGGCCACCTGAGGCTCCAGCCACAGCTCAAGACCTACAGGCGTCCTACGCAGAGCAACTAGCAGCGGCACAGGCAGCCCAGCAGGCAGCTTACGAACAGCAGCTAGCAGCACAGCAGGCGCAGTACGAGCAGCAAGTGGCAGACCAGCAGGCGGCTTATGCACAGCAGAAGGCTGACGCAGAGGCGGCTAGACAGGCTGAGATAGATCGACGCAATGCTGAGGCTCAAGCCAAGAAGGAAGCCAACAACGCAGCATGGGGCAGAGCTAACACAGCAGCAGCTGGCATGGCTGGTAGTGCTCCTGCGTACACTAAGAAGTACGGTCAGGGATCTAATGCTGGCGGCTTACTATCTGGTGTCAACAGCGTACGAGGCAACTCAGCAGCAGCAAAAGCCCCCGGCCCTGTGTCGGGAATGATGAAGAAATGGATGGAGTAAGTTATGACAGGGCTTGAGAATGAACTACTAGGTGGCGAAGCTGAAGCCCTGCCTTACGAAGAGGTGGAGAACGATCCAGCTAACCACAACAACAACGGTCAGTACGGCTGGGTTGAGCTTGACGGTAAGCAATGCACCAACGACTACACCTCTGCATCATACGGACAGCAGTACTGTGTCGGTGATACCTATACAGATCCTAATGGTGGGACTCAGACGATACGAGCGATCACCATGACAGGCTTGGACTTAGCGCCTAACCAGTGGGATGCCGAAGAGACTTACGCCGACGTGGGTGAGAAGCTTGGTATGTCCATGGAAGAGTGGACTGAGTTCTCTGCTGAGATACAAGAACTAAACGCAGACGTGGATGCCCTCAAGGGTAACATGTTCGGCCCTACCGAGCAGGAGCGTGGACGCTTAGGCATCCGCATCTCTCAGGAGAACCCTGAGTGGTCTGAAGCTGAAGTCATGGCTGAAGCCGATCGTCTGCTTGAAGAGAAGTGGATGACGTCGGAGGCATACGCTGATGCAGCAGCAGCTGAGACAGCTCTGTTTGAGAAGTACGGCATCACTAAGCCTAACCCCGGAGTATACGGTACGGGGACTTGGGTAGACGAAGACGGTAAGTACTTCAGGTTTGAAAGCTCCTCAGGCAACTTGTGGCAGACGTCACAGGACGATAGCTTCTTGGACGTAGCTGTACCTATCGGCATCGGGCTTGGCATAGGAGCGATTACAGGCGGTCTGGGAGGGGCATTGGGAACAGGCTCTCTAGGATCTGTAGCAGGAGGGGCTGTCAACAGCGTCCTCGGGTCTGCTATAGGCCAAGTAGCTACTACTGGTAGCCTTGATCCTAGCTCACTACTACAGGCTGCTGTACTGGGCGGCATCGGCGGTCTAGCTGACGCTGCTGTCAACGGTCAGCTACCTCCCGGAATGGACGAAGCTGTGTGGGACATGGCAGACACTCTGGGTATGGAGTATGCTGACAGTTGTAGACCTCATCGAAGGCGTAGCTACAGGAGCTATCTCAGGCGAAGGGCTTGAGGGTATAGTTGCAGGGGCTGCTGGCTCTTGGACTAGCTCACAGCTGGAAGGCTGGGTGAGAGATACCTACGGCGATACTGTCAACGTCGATGATTGGTTCAAGGACGGTCAGAGTAACATACCAGTGGACGCTCTAAGTCCCATCATCAAGGGTACAGTCGAGGCTGCTATCAACGGCGGCCTGAGTGCAGAAGACGCCATAGGCATGGCTTGGGATTACTTCCAGCAAGGTGGTGATGTAGACTTCATGCTCCCCGGAGACTTCAAGGAGATGGTTGGAGGTTGGGGATTCGACATCAACTGGCCTGATATAAACATCCCCGGTCTTGACATAGACCTACCGGATATAGACATTGATCTACCAGACGTAGACATAGACCTACCAGACCTACCGGACTGGAACATAGGCGATCCCTGCAGCGACGAGGAAGGCAATGAAGGATTCCTCAACGCTTCTGGCATCTGTGATATAGAGGTTGACTTACCTGAGATAGACATAGAGCTACCTGACGTAGAGCTGCCCGAGGTTGACGTGCTGGACTGTATGGAAGGCTGGGAGTGGAGCGATCTATACAAAGAATGTGTAGAGCTACCTGATGTTGACGTAGAGCTGCCGGACGTAGAGCTACCTGAGGTTGATGTACTGGACTGCATGGAAGGCTGGGAGTGGAGTGACCTGTACAAAGAATGTATAGAGATTCCTGAGATAGAGGTAGACTTAGATCCTGAGTTTGAAGTACCTGAGTGGGAGCTTCCCGAGTGGGAGACACCCGAGCTGGAGTTCGAAGAGATAGACATAGACCTACCGGATCTACCAGACGCACCAGAGGCGCCAGCACCACAGCAAGCTAGCAGCTTTAAGACCACACCTACGCAGCAGTTCGCTTATACACCGGTCAAGGGCTACACAGCCTCAGCACCACGTCAAACATACGATTACATACAAGGCAAAGGACTCTTGAAATGACTTATTTAGAACTAGTGAATGGTGTCCTAACCCGGATGCGTGAAGATACAGTACTTACCATGAGCGGAGAGACAGACCCAGTGGTCATGATCGTCGCTGACCTAGTGAATGACGCCAAGCGTACCGTTGAGGATTCCCATACGTGGAACGCTCTGCGATACGAGTGGACATTCACTGAGGTAGCTGGTCAGGCGCTGTACGGTTTGACTGACGCTGGGCAGTACGCTAGCGTTGAGTATATCTTTGGTGATAACGGTAGTGAGCTGAAGCAGCGACAGCTAGTTGACATCAAGCGTAAGAAGGCAGCTGGTGCATCAGGCAACGGCGGTCTATACTGGGCGCCTAACGGTAAGGATGCGAACAGGGATCTACAGCTGGAGCTATACCCAGTACCTAAGACCTCTACTGTGACGTACACAGTCGGCGGGTTCAAGCGACAGGGTGACTTGGTGGCGGATGATGACCAGATGCTTGTACCTAACAAGCCTGTGCTATACTACGCACTAGCGCTGGCAGCAAGAGAGCGAGGCGAGGTAGGTGGTCAGTCATCTGCTGAGATATTCGCAATGGCTAACCAGTTCCTTTCGGATGCCATTGCATACGACGCCTCTAACAACGACTTAGACAACATCTGGATGACTGTATAATGGCACAACAACAGCAGAACATTACGATCTCTGCTCCGGGCTTCCAAGGTTTAAACACTGAGGACTCGCCGTTGCAGCAAGACCCCGGATTCGCCTTGGAAGCCGACAACTGTGTTATTGATAAGTTCGGTAGAGTCGGAGCGCGGGAAGCATTCTCTAGCTATACGGAGGTAGACGCTGTACCCTACGTCACTAACGGCGGCATGGTCACTGAGACTAAGCAGGTCAAGCAGTTAGGCGGCGGAGTTATAAACAACGTACGATATGACCTAGGTATTGTAAGCCACTTGCAGTATAATGCTGTTGGTGTGCTGGTGCAGGAGGACTACTACATAGTTGAGTTCGACCAAGACGCTATGGGATCTCTGACGTACCCTACGGTAGCCTTCCCCGGTAACCTATCGCGGGCTAAGATCATACCGTTCAACAACGCTATATACATATTCAGCAGCAAGAACATAGCTCTGAAGTTCGACGGAACCACCATAACAAACCTATTCACAGGGGTAGCCAACACCGACTACATTGCTCCACAGGATGACACTGGTACTCTCGCAGCTAACATCGACGGTGATGTGGTATGTAACGGATACGGTAGACTGTGGGTGTCGGGAGTCAACGAAGACTACAACACAATCTACTACTCAGACCTACTGTTAGCTACTCAGTGGTACGATGGTAAGGCTGTGCCTACTGACACGTTCAACAGCGCAGGGATCATCGACGTATCCCAGTACTGGCCTAATGGCGGCGACAGGATCACAGCGATAGAAGCACACAACAACTTCCTAGTGATCTTTGGAAGACAGTCTATCCTGCTATACAGCAGCGGCAACGGCTTTGCTGATCCAGCTGATGTTAATGGCTTCGTACTACAAGATGCTATCAGTAACATGGGTGCAGTCAGCCGAGATGCTGTCGTGTCTATTGGTGCTGAGCTGCTGTACGTTGACGACTCAGGTGTTAGAGGTCTAGGACGTACGATACAAGAGAAGTCTGTACCTCTAGGCGACCTCACATCTAACGTGAAGCGTGACATTACAGACCTAATACGAGATGAGCCTAACGATGCTATCTCACTGTTCTACATGCCTAACAAGAACCTAGTCGTATGTAACTTTGCTAACACTGAGCAGGCATACGCCATTGAGATGCGTCAGCCTTCAGCCACTGGTGGCAACAAGATTACTAGATGGACTAACTGCACGTTCAACCGTGGTCTATTCGTCGAGTTCGAAGACCTAACGTACACCCTGTTGGCAGGCAAGGACTCAGGCGGTGCGCTCCAGTATGATAACTACTTAGACTGGACTGGTAACCCATACCAGATGAAGTACGCTTCTAACGCCTTCACCTTCGGGGACGCAGTGCGACAGAAGTTCGTCAAGCAAGTGGACTTCACGCTAGTGAGTACGTTCATCAATGCCCCTGCTGTAGTTAAGTGGGGATATGCAGGACTATTGGAGTACTCAGCTAACAAGACAATCATCGCTCAGCAGCCAGCCCTATTCAATGTAGCCTACTTCAACCAAGGAGAGGAATACGGAGAGGGTCTGTCTACTCTGAAGCGTTACAGGACTAATACAAAGGGAAGCGGAGCGTTAGTTCGTGTCGCGCTTGAAACGGAGATAGCAGGTAACTCGCTGTCTATCCAAGAGATTAACATACAGACTCTACTAGGAAGGATTTACTGATGAGTATTTGGAATCTAATAGCAGGAGCTGGCAGTGCTGCCGGTGGCTACATGATGGCCGAGGACATGCAGGACTTGGGAGCACAGGCGGCTGCCGACATGGGTGCCTTGGGTGCTCAGCTCCAGCAGGACTCAGCCTTCAAGGGCTACGGCACTACTACCAACATGGGAACTACTACGGTAGGTGCCGATGGTAGCACTAACCTAGGCGTGGGCCCTAACACAGCAATGCAGGGACAGGCTGGCACCCAGATGGGTAGCGCAGCAGCTAACTACCAGAACGCAGCTAACATGGCTGGTCAGACTGGGCCTAACGCATGGCAGCAGGCTGGCTACAATCAAATGGCTGGTGCTAATAACAACATGTACGGAGCTGCTACTGGTGCACAACAGGCCGCTATGCAGGGCTTGGCAGGACAGCAGGCTGGTATGTTGGGTGCTTCTCAGCAGGCCATGATGAACTCTATGCAAGACACTGGTGCTAGAGAGCAGGACATCTACAATCGTACCATGGCTATGCAGCAGCCCGGTCTGGACGCTAACGCAGCCAAGCAGCAAGCTCGTGAGTATGCTCAGGGACGCGGTGGAATACGTGGATCACAGTTCGGCGGCACAGCAGAAGACGCAGCTACGGCTCGTGCTCAGGCACAGGCTCAGAACCAAGCGTCATTCCAAGCAATGGGTCAAGCTCAGAGCGAGATGATGAACCAAGGCCAGCTGGCTAACATGTACGGTCAGCAGGGTCAAGCAGCAGCTGGACTCCAAGGCAACCTAGGCATGAACATGGGTCAGCTCGGGTCGCAGCAGATGCAGAACCAGATGGCTCAAGGCCAAGCTATGGGCGGCATGGGCAATCAGTGGAATGCACAGCAGCAAGCAGGTGCTGGTCTCATGTCACAGATCGCAGCAGGTCAAGCAGGTCTCGGACAGAACATGTACAACAACAGCTACATGGATATGCAACACCAGCTACAAGCAGCTCAGCTCGGCGGTCAGAACGCAGACCGTGCACAGACTGGTCAGCTCACTGGTGCAGGCTATCAGGGTCAACTTGGTACCGCAGGCATCCAGTCTCAGATCAATGCCAACGTCGCAGCAGGCAACCTCTACGGGGAATATGTTTGGTGCAGGTATGAACGCCATAGGCAGGATACAAGGCGGAGAAGGCAGCTTCTGGGAGCAGCTAATGGGTGGCTTAGGACTATAATAGGAGGCCATTATGGCTGGTGCAGACATGAGTAAGAACCTCGGCGGGATGCTCTCAGGAGCAGCCTGGGGCGTTAGGCACCATGGGGAGTTCCTACTCGGACTCCCTCGTGCGTAACATAGAGAACATCTCACGACCCGACGCAGACCCCACTGACATAGCCTCACAGCAGAGCCTTGATGCAGTGGCAGAACAACATGGGTCGTACCGACGAAGCTCGTAACACTATGTTGCAGATGCAGCAGATGGAAGCTAAGCGGAAGGCAGCAGAGAAGACAGCAGCTACGCAGAAGGCAGCCAATCTGTCCTCTGCACTGCAGCGAATCGAAGCTGATCCTAACATGAGTCCGTGAGCAGAAGAACATGGCTCAAGCTAGGATACAAGAGGGGCTGACTAGCCTCAGTGGCGTCTTAGGTAGGGACACTAGCGGTGTGCTTCAGGGCATTCAGAAGGATGCAGCTGTGGAGCAACGTCAGGCAGACGTAGCTCAACGTCAGAAGGAAGTCTTTGAGCACCAGCAGAAGGTGATAGCAGATGCTGAGATAGATAGGCAGGCTACTGTAGACTACTACGGCAAGACTACAGAGGAGCGAGAGGGTTACATCTCTGAGCTTCGGGAGAAGGGTCAAGTAGCTCTAGCTGGTAAGCTTGAGGCTAGACATAGGGCTGACGTACGCTGGGCAGAGCAGAGAGAGGAGCAAGCCAACAAGGATACAGTCGCTAACATGGCTGTTGTAACTGCTGGCGAGCGTAAGCTCATCGACTCCTGAGCTGGATGCGCTCAAGCTGATAGATCCTAGTAGCTATAAAAAGTTCAAGGGTCAGATCGAAGCGATTGAGAACGACACCGAGCTAACCACTAAGATGAAGCGGCAGCGTATCAACGAGAGGTACGAAGGTATGTCTCGCTACGTGATGAGCCAAACCTCTGCTAACATGACAGCTGTACGTAACGCTGCTAAAGAGCTTAGGAAGGACACGGAGCTTAAGAACCCAGCTCTCGGTCTATACGTTAGCGATAGCCCGGCCAGACCAGCACCAGCTCAGGCAGCAGTACGCGCAGCAATGTCTGAAGGCACTAGCTGGGCCGGTAATGTGCTTCGTGGATGGAGAGGCGTCGAGGCGTCGGACGAAGATAAAGCAGCCGATCAGGTTAAGAAGTGGATTGATGGGGTTGGAGAAGAAGCAGCAGCTAGACTCGCAGCGGCTATCGTAACCACCTTCCCTAGCACTACACTGGAGCAGGCTCTCGTGCTTGCAGCTGAGAAGCAGATGGGCATTGGCGGTGTGTCAGCCGATACTACAACAAACACAACAGACACAACAGCGGAAGAGAAGACAGCGAATACACCACCACCTCCGGGCATGTCTCAAGAGGAATTGGATGAATTGGCTGAACTTGAGCAGAGGTTTGGCCCCGGCAACTAACTAAAGGAATCATCTATGACCGACCAAGAGAGGCTAGCAGAGTTACGCCAGAAAAAGGCCGCAGCAGAGGAGGCTGAGGCACGTGATCGTCTTCGCTATCTGCGGCTGAAGGCTAAGAAGGCAGCTGCGTTAGGCGACCCCGACCTGC